AAATTATTGCAGATGCTAGAGCAGGCGATGCAAATAGAACCAAACCTTACGAAGATCAATTAACAAACATACAAGCAGAAATTTCACGATTAGAAGAAACTGCAAGAGACTATGAAGAAAAGATAACAAGTCTTAGTGCTGATACAAGTGCAGTACAGCCTTTACTTGAACAAATCAAACAAATTGAAGAAGAAATTATTCGTGTAACTAATATGTTACAGAGCACTGAACCTGCTCAAATTAAATCAGGTCAAGCAATGATAGGTGTTACTAGTGACGGATTGTTTGGCAACAATACAAGGTCAGCTCTTGCGAAATGGGTGTCAGCCCAGCAAGATCGTATATCACAAATACAAGGTGACATATCAAAACTGAGAGCAGATGCAACTGTTACTGTTGACGGTGAAAGAGATAGATTAGCAGGTGTAATTAAAGATATTAGAGAAAGACAAATTCCTGCTCTTAAGGATAGAGAACTTGTAATGTTGGGTAAGATTGACGAAGTTCGTGCCACAGAATCACCAGTTATTCAAACTGCTAGAGATGAAATACAAAGACTTCGTAAGAGTGCAGAAGATCAAGTTGTCAACAGTCAGAAACTAATAGAACGTTTAAGAAGTCAATTGGCTAAAGATGATAAGGCTGAACAAATTGATGCTTTGATTGACGAGCAGTTAGCACGTATCAAAACATCTGAAGCAGAAATTGATGTTCTTACAGAAGAAAAGTATACGTTACAAGCAGAATATCGCAAACTAGAAGCAGAAGTTGGTCCTATAAAATATATTGCAGAATTTATTTATGGAGAAACTGATACTAATGTTCTAGAAGAAGCAGTGCGTTGGGTAATACTAATTATTATCTTTGTATTTGATCCGCTTGCTGTCTTACTTTTGATTGCTAGTCAATATACATTAGAACACCATCGCAAGAAAAAAGAAGAAAAATTTGATTGGGATTCTTATGAAAAACAACGTGCCGCGGCAATAATGTCAAATCCAGGATACGGAGTGCAACCGCAGGAAAGTGTTGAAGAAAAGGAAGATGATCCGCAAGAAAGTGTCGACGAAACACCTAAAGAAAAAAGCAAAGACGATCTAGAGATGTGGAACGATTGGGTTGAAGCCGCTAATCAGGCCGCTGAAAACGATAAAACAAACGTAGATGAATATGTAGCATCATACACAAAAGAAGCAGAACCAGTTGAAGAAGAACCTATTATTCCTGTTGATGCTTTCAATAATAAACAACAAAAGCACGAAGAAGAAAATCCTGAGTACGATATAGAAGATGTAACAGATGAGGTAGTTACATCTAATTTGGGGGATGAAGATGCTAAAGAGATTGATACTGTCGATGATGTACCTACACAGTTGGAAGGGGAAGAAACCAGTCAGCCTGATGTCGAACAAGTTCAGGAAGAAGGTAAAGATTGGCCAGACACAAAAAACAAAATCTTCTGGAAAGAAGAACACGACGATGTAGTTTCAAAAAAAAAGACCTACATAATGAAAGAGGGGCAACGCCAAGTTCGGAAGAAGACCAAGTAGATTCAAGCTATATACAAAATGAAGAGCAAAATAACGAAAGTATTTGGAACAGGATAAGAACTAATAAAAATGAGTGATGTAGTATTAATTACACCCCCAGATAGGCTTTACACACAAGAAAAAAGTATATTGTTAATTCATCCTAGTGCTAAAATCAAGGAAGAATTTCAAAACTTACTTTTAAATGTAAACCAGCCCACACACGTTTATCTATATGAACTAGAAAAAGATCATGAAAACTATTGGTTGATTGATGTATTCAATCATGTAGACATAGTTATATTCGACATTGACAATTCGTCACCAGAAGTGCGTAGTATTGCAGGTTATTTCCTTGCAAAGGACAAGACTTTTTGGTTGACAAATAGCGGAGAGTCAATGTATAATACAATAAGTAAAAATCAAATATTTACATTAGATTTCTTAAAACACAAATTAGGAGGTGCACTTGAGAATGAAACGCAACAATAACTTCAGGCGTAAGGACAATGATCTAAAAGGTCTTACCGTTGAAGTACGTAATGGCGATTTTAACGGCGCAATGCGTAAATTTAAAAAGAAAGTACAAGAAGCAGGTATTATTCAAGAAATTCGTGAAAGACAACATTATGTCAAACCAAGCGAACAAAGAAAAAGAGCAAAAGCCGCTGGCCGAGCTCGTTGGTTAAAAAAATTACGTAAGATGGAGCAGGATAGGTTCTAATGAGAATTGAAGAGGACATGAAGTTAGATTATAAGGATGTATTAATCCGACCCAAGCGTTCGACATTAGGTAGTCGCAAGGAGGTTGATCTTACTCGTGGCTACACATTCCGTAACTACACACCTTATGTAAACACTGATGTGTTGCCAGATGGCTATCCGGTGGTACAGGAACAACCTAGAGATTGGAGAGGTGTTCCAATTATGGCAAGTAATATGGATGGTGTTGGTACATTTGAAATGGCAGATGTCCTTGCCGAACAATCTATTTTTACATGTCTTGTAAAAACTTACAGTGTAAATGAATTAGTTAATTATTTTGATTCGTCACATGATAAAAGAACAAATTATGTGGCAATGAGTATAGGTATTACTGATCGAGATCATCAAAAATTTCGAAACGTATACGAACAAGTGGATCAGCAATTAAAATATGTTTGTATTGATGTAGCCAATGGTTACAGTAATAGGTTTAGAGATTTCGTTGCTGAATTTAGAAGACTTTACCCGCACATAGTCATCATTGCTGGTAACGTAGTAACTGGTGAGATGACAGAGGAGTTAATATTAAGTGGAGCAGACATTGTTAAAGTGGGCATCGGCCCTGGGAGCGTTTGCACAACTCGTATTCAAACTGGCGTTGGTTATCCTCAGCTTAGTGCTGTTATTGAGTGTGCTGATGCTGCTCACGGCCTTGGTGGACATATCATTGCTGATGGAGGATGTAGCACTCCAGGCGATGTGGCTAAGGCATTTGCTGGAGGAGCCGACTTCGTTATGCTTGGAGGAATGCTTGCAGGACATGACGAAGGTGGTGGGGATATAATTAAAAAGTTTTATGAAACAGATGAGCTAGAATATGAAGTTATAGATCATTTGGAAAATCATAAAAGAAAAATTGTAGAAAAATGGTTTGTACAGTTCTATGGTATGAGTAGTAAAAGTGCAAATGAAAAACACTTCGGTGGACTCAAGGAGTATAGAAGCAGTGAAGGAAGAACAGTACTTGTACCTTACAAAGGACCAGTGGGACATACTATTCAAGATATCTTGGGTGGTGTGCGTTCTACTTGTACTTATGCTGGAGCGGTACGCTTGAAACATTTGAACAAATGCACAACATTTGTTCGATGTACACAGACTCATAATTCTGTGTTCGAAAAATCAACTATCGGTAATTGATAGATGATAAATAAAGTTGTACATTATAAGAGTTATAGTGTACTAGGATGCCGAAAGGGTCCTAAAATTAATCTTGCTTATTAAAGGAGAAAAAACATGACAAGACTAACAACTCTAGACTTACCCTCAATTCACAGACATTTTGTAGGATTCGATAACATCTTTAACGAGATGGACAGAATGTTTGAAAACTCAACTAAGAGCCAAGGGTATCCCCCATATAACATTGCACAGATCAACGAAGATGAATATATGATTTCATTGGCAGTTGCTGGCTTTGGTATGGACAACCTTTCAATTGAAAAGGACAATAAAGTACTTAAAATTGAAGGAACTGCTCCTAAAGGAGACGATGACGTAAACTACCTACATAAAGGTATCGGCGGAAGATCATTCCGCAGAGAGTTTACACTCGCTGAACACGTTGAAGTGGTTGGTGCTAACCTAGAACTAGGTATGCTAAATATCCATTTAAAACGTGAAGTACCGGAAGAGTTACAGCCTAAGAAGATTCAAATCAACACAGGCGAAACTATCGAAGGAACCGTTTCCGAGAAGTAAACAGTCTAGGGGGAGTGTAATACTCCCCCGCATTATTAGGAGATTTAAATGAGTGGCGTTGATATTTTAGAAGATATCAAGTTAGATGAAACTATTGATATTAAAAATGAAGAACCTGGCAAGTACAAGGTTGTCATGCTTAACGACAATTCTACACCAATGGACTGGGTGATAGATGTTCTTAAAAACATATTTAATCATTCTCAAGAGACTGCAAGCAAAATTATGCTTCAAATTCATAACGAAGGTAGTGCTATTGTAGGTATATACAATTATGAGATAGCCGAACAAAAGGCAGTAGAAGCAACAACAGCAAGCAGAGATAGAGGTTTTCCTCTGCAATTGAGAATAGATAATGAGTAATTTAAAAGAACTGACTTGGGAACATCATAAGAATGCAGAACGTCAAGACTTTGTAAAAGTCTTAATGAGTGGCAAAATAAATCCACAATTTTACGCAACTTACCTTTGGAATCAACACGCAAAATATAACTTACTAGAAGCAGTCGGTTTAGCCAATCGTATGTTTGATACCTTTCCAACTGTGCAACGTAAAAAAGCAATAGAAGAAGATTTTAATGAGTTATGGGAAAGCAAAGATCGTCCTATAACATTACCTAGCACAAACGATTATATAAATCATATTAGAACTATTATGGCAGATCCAGATAGTCTAATGGCACATATATATGTTTTACATATGGGCGACCTAAGCGGCGGACAAATGATAAAAAAGAAAGTTCCCGGTGAAGGCAGAATGTACCAGTTTGAAGGCGATGTGCAAGAAATTAAAGAAGCAATACGAGCCAAAACCTCAGACCATATGGCAGAAGAAGCCAAGTGGGTTTTTGAGTCTGCTACAAAGTTGTTTCAAGATATGATGGAGTTAGATATTCCTCATTATGTAGAGGAGTAAAAATGTCAATAGCAGTTTATGAAAATTTTTGTCCAAATTCTTTTGTTGAAGGATTAAATGAATATTTTACATACCAAATGAAATGGGCATATGTACACTATGCAACAGGTGATAATGAAAGCAGTAGAGGTTGGAATGTAAATTGTGAAGAATCACCTATGATGTGTAGAGTGAGCTATCAAAATGAAGTTCATCACGCAGAAACTATAAATGAAATTAAACCTTTGCTTTGGTTTCTAGAAAAAGAAACCGGAATGGAAGTTACAGCATTAGATAGAATTAAATCTAATTTATATGTAAAAAACGAAACGTGGAAAGATAAAATGCATCCTCCACACACAGATAGTGGAAGGACAGATGCCCTAACTTTGCTGTATTACGTAAACGATAGTGACGGCCCTACATACTTTTTTGATACAAAAATTACAGACAGAAATCCTCAAGATGGAAAAGTAATAGCAAAGATTCATCCTAAAGCAGGAACAGGGGTAGTCTTTGAATCTAATAGATATCATGCAGGAACATTACCAACTGAGCATCCTAATAGAATGGTAATTAATATTGTTTTCAGTGCAAAAAATTATAATTTACAGGAGGCAAGTAATGTCAATTATTTGGAATAAACTTATAGACTGCAAAGATGAGATACTAAACATATTTGATCAATATGCAGAAGAAATTGAAGAACCAGGACTTAGCGAATTTAATCAGCCAGACAATGGTTGGATAAATCGTGTATGGGCAAACAAAAGTGTAAGACGGGCTCATATAGATGTAGTTGATGCAAGAGACACAAAAGGTCTTTGGATGATGCATGTGTGTTGTTTCCCACAACTACTAAATGATGCACCTATTTACGGCTTTGATGTAATAGCAGGCAAAAACAAAATGACAGGTGCATTCCATGACTTTTCACCTAGCTCAACGATTGATCATCCTATGATAGATGGTTATAAGGAAAGTGTAGCAGACTTTATTCCTGAAAAGCAACGTGAACTTCCTGAATGGGCTCGTAATATATTTACAGATAAGATGCTTGCCGCAGGCAATGTAAAAACTGACGAAGAAGCCACAGCAATTATAGATATCGCACTAGGTAATCTACGTGCTTGGTTTGAAGAAGTACCTGACTATGATGGTTACGGACAAGCAGATTTAGTAGCGGCTTCACAAAACTATTACTGCCATAATCAGCAACAAAATCCACACACAGCAAATGTGATGAAAAGTCTCGGGTTACCCGAAGAGGATGTAGAAGTATTCTGCAGAGACATGTTGTTCCCTAAACTGACATAAATACATAAAATATTTAGGAAAGTTTAATGCGTTACTCAGATATCAAATCTTCAATTCAACTTGCAGAAAATAAAGCGGCTAATGCTGGGCTCGAAGCTCAACATGCAATGCATGACTTAGATGCTATTGCAAAAGCAGTACCGGCTATGGATAATGAGAAAAGAGCCGCCTTTGTAAAAAACATACAAGCTATTGCACAAAAAGTTAGAGACTTTGTTTCAAAAAACATAGAAAATCGATCGCAATTACAAACAAATCAACCAAACTCTACTGTAGAAGCAGTTGGTGATGTACAAAATAAATTAGGTGATTTGAAAAATATTGAGCAGCAAAATAAAGATGCAGAAGCCGCTCTTCAAATGTTACGTGATGATATTGCTATGATAGAATCAGACCAAGGACTAACTGACGAACAAAAGACAAAGTTCTTATCTAGCTTAAATGTAACACTTGATGCAAATGTAAAATCTTCTGAAACTTTACGTGCGGCTAGAGATAGTGCAATGTCAGAAAGAGATGAAGCAATAAATTTTGTTAAAGAAGTTACTGGAGTACTTGTGACACTAGGCAACAAAGTACAAGGTTTTAGAGAAGATGAAGACACATCTGAATGGGCAAGTAAAGAAAGAGCTGCTTACAAAAAAATGGCTGTCAATGCACAGAAGTTTACTAAAACACTAAAGCAAGCTCTGTTTGGTAAAATACTTGACATGCAAGAAGGCGGTGATGTTACTGGACAAGAAATAAAAGAATTTCTAGAAGCATGTGTACGTGGCGATGTCATTAATATGCTTGATGTCATTCAACAACCACAGGGTAACATCAAGAATCACGTTAATTCTAAATATCAAAAAGTGTTTGATGTGTTTGTTGAAGAAAATATTTTTAGTTACGCACCGGGCACAACATCAGGTGCAATTGGTCCAGGCGAAATGGCATTGTCTATGATGGGTAACCCTGCTGAAAAAGGCAAGAAGGGAGACCTAAAAATTGGCAAAGAAGAAGTTGAAATTAAAGCAAGTGCAAAAACAGGCGGACGTTTTAACAGTAAGTCTATTGCAAAAGCAACTACAGGTTGGGCAATATGGGCAAAAGGCATTAACCAAATAATGCAGAATGCACCAGAAGATGCAACAGTTTCAGTTACACAAAAAGACGGTTCGGAAAAACTAGTACCTGCAAGAGAGTACAATGGCAATAGATACAATGTCATTAAAAATAAAGCAAAAGAAGGTTCAAAGTACAACTGGAATAGTAGTGGTTTAAAAAATTTAAATATTGAAGTGTTACAACCTTATGCTAACAAAAGAGAAACTTATGAACTTTTCGAATCGACTATTAAAGCACTTGTTCAAAACTATGATAAATTAAGCAAACCAGCAACAAATAGAGACGGTACGCCTAATAAACATCATAAACCATTCAATCCAGGCGAACTTATTGCTGATGCTGTTAATGATGATGGCACCATAAATATTGGAAAAATGAATATAGCATATTCTAAAATTGCGTATTCAAGTTATCATTTAGCAGACGGTATTACCACTGTTATGTTGCTAAGAACAGACAACTTAAATTATGTCATTTTCAGAGATGCTGACGATTTAGTACAACAAATGGGCACTGATAAAATTATAACAGGCGGTGGGTTTAATTGGAACGATGATCAGCAAACTCCTACTCCGGGCTATATTGCAAAAGCCTAAAAAATCTTTAAAGTTTTCAATCTATATATAAGATTTTCTCTACTTATTCCTAAGCACTTTGCGGCTTTTGTACGATTGTGATTGTGTTCTATTAACGCAGTCTTAATTGCATCAATAATCATTTCGTCAACAGCATCAGATAAACTCGTACGGTCATCTTCATCAGGCTCATCCTGTTCGGGATATATTTTTTGGGTAACAGGGTCAATTTTCAGCGTATCGAAAAACTCAAAAAAGGCTTCCTGCTCTTCATTATTATCCGGTTTCTGCATAGTGTATTATTTATGCACCTACAAGCAAGGTAAAGTATTAAAAAAATATTAAGTTGGTGTAAAATTTTTTACATCATTCAAATAAATATGTATGTAATAGAGCGTGAGGATCTCTGTTGCCAGAGGGGTAAAATACATGAAACTTAGAATGATTCCGGTCCTAGCATTTACAGGCCTGGCACTATACTCATCTGTAGCGTTTGGTCAAGTTGCAAATGATGCAGATGGCAATTTCGATAGTACTAGTTACGTAGAGACAGAAAATAATAGCACTACTAATACTACTAGTGATGTCACTACGACTAATACAAATACTAACAACACTACTGTTGATTCAACATCAACAAATACTAATACTAACACAAATAATACAACTATCAATAGTACAAATACTAATACTAATACAAACACTAATAATACTACTGTTAATAGCACCTCAACGAATACTAACAACAATACCATTAATCAAACTACTAACAGTACTGTAAACCAAACAACAGATAGCACTATAGACCAAACAGTTAATAGTACCAGCAACGTTACTACAAATAATACAAATACAAGCACTAGTAATAATACTAATACAAATACCAACACGAACACTAATAATAACAACAACAAAAATGATAGCACTATAACACAAAAAATAGAATCACCACCGCCAAGTGCAATAGCACCTACTATAATGTTAGGCGGAAATGATACTTGTACAGTTACATACTCAGGTGCAGTGCAAACACAAATTGTAGGTATATCGGGGGGAGGTCATATTCGTGATCTTAATTGTGAACGCCTTAAGAATTCAAAAACACTTTACAATATGGGGATGAAGGTTGCTGCTGTTGCATTGATGTGCCAAGACGCAGGTGTATATCGTGCAATGGAAATGGCAGGTACTCCTTGCCCGTTTGACGGATCCATTGGTTTAGAAGCAAAAGAAAAATGGGATCTCAACCCTGAGCTACAACCTACAAATATAGAACAGGAGACAAGACGTAATGATCAAATGGAAGGAGCTGTCAAAGGTATCCTTGGCGGTGGTCTTTTGTTTTTGCTACTCGGTCTCTAGTTTAGCTCAAGACTACACCTACGAAGGTGATCTAACACAACAAGATATAGATCAAAGTGTATTATATGGCTCTCCAGATGATATCGATCTAATGGACGAGAATAAAACCTACATGGATCAAATTATCGAAAAAGATGGCTACAGTGCAACAACAGGTTGTATAGATGAATTCCAGTATAGAACCTGGGGAATGGATGCCGAGACTGCACCCGGAAGTGCAGGATTATGTGCAAATACAGGCACAAGCACACACGATGATATGGGCATGGGAACATTTACATTTGGATATGGGCATACTATTATTTCTCAGACTCAATCAGCCATTGCAAATGCTTTAAAACAAGTCGGGATTACTATAGTTGGTTATCGTTGGCAGTGGCACGTAAAAAACGCAGATACGAATAATGAAGATACCAACGGTACTCTAGGACAAGATCCTTTACTTGTGAGAGTAATTACAAAGGATTCTGCGGGTAATGTTTTACACGAGAAAGAATGGGATTATTCTTACTGGATTGATAACTGGCAATTAAAATATGGCATGGAATGGTATGATCCTTTTATTACAGGAGATAAAATAGATACTATTACTTTAGAAGTTGAAGGCAAAGACGCCGGCTATTGGGCAGGATGGTACGGTCCTGAATTTAAAAAAGCTGGTATATATACCTTAATGGTTGTTGATCCAAGCGCCATACCTTCTGCAGAACAAGATTGCACAGACCCGTTAGCTGATCCAACATGTCCCGGATACGCAGATGCATTGAATGAACAACAAACAGAACTTATAGAAGAAATAAATCAAGCTGCAGGATTAAATTTGACAGGTACTACAGAAGGAGACGATGTTAGTTTTGTTGATACTATAACAGGTGTAGCAACAGAGTCGATAGATGATGGTACAACAACTATAGATGAAAATATTGTAGAACAAAGCAATGTTATTGTAGAAGATCCTACAGTAACTATTACTGGAGAGCCTACTATTATTGCAGATATAGTTGAAGAAACAACCAAAGAAATTATTGCAGAGGAAATAGCAGAAGAAACAATAGAAGAAACATTAGAGGAAGTAATTGAGCAACCAACTAATAGAGTAAGTGCGGCAAGTATTGCGTTTTCTGCTGTTGCTGAAGCTGAAAATTTAGCAAATAGCACTAGCCAAGGCGCACTAACAAATGCACAAAATAGTGCCTCTACAGGAGTAAATCTTAATACTAGCGGAAATAGTGATCAGTCTAGTTCTTTTGATTTTAATAATGATGTCTCAGCATTAGACTCTAATACAATTGATCAAGCATTTACAGATGAATCAGGATTGGAAGTTATGTTAACAACAACAAGTGGTACTAAAAACGGAGATGCAAATGTTATTACTTTAGAATTAACAGTTGACAATTTTGATGTAGTAGGAGTTGACAGTGCTATTGCGTTAGCATTCAATAGAATTGTACAACTAGAAAAAGAAGTTGTAGAAGAAACCACAGAAGAAAATGAAAAAAGTATAGAAGAACAAAATGCTGAAGAAGATGCACTTGTTAAAAAAGCGATGCAAGGCACCGACGATGAAGATGCAAATGCAGCATTACTAGGATATAATCCAAATTTTAGAGCTTACCAAACACCACAAATTGCTGATGTAAATTTTTACCAACCAAAAGAAATTTACACAGGTCAAAAAAATTATGATAACCCAAGCAGTAGATTGTTTAATATGTCTAGTGATGAGTTACATAGGAAAATGGTAAGACAGCAATACGAAAGATAAAGGAGGGCACGATGGCCGATAAAGATTTAGGCGAAGGCCTAGAAAAATTTGAGGAAGAAGTAGAAAACTTAAAAAATAAGCAATTTAAGATCTTTGGAATCAAAGTTACTGCAATTACTGTTAGTGCATTTTTAGCACTAGCTGGTAGTTTTGTAGGAACACTATATGGCGGATTCATTGTGTATAAAGACTATATGGATATGAAAGAGATAATTTCCAATATAGATACAGATGAAATTGCCGCACGTAACGAACAAATAGAAATAAAATTAGAAGAGGCAATTTCTTATACAAGAGATATTAAAAGTGACTTAAGAGATGATGTGCATGAAATGGAAAGGCTAGTTGAAAGATTAGAAGATAAAACTGATAAATCTGAGGACAGGGTAAAAGACGCACAATCATCTATAGAAGCAATGTTAGAAAGTGTGTTACAAGATATGAACACAGTGCAGAAAGATGTTACAGCAAGTATCAGAGAAGTTGAAGCAGTTATAAGACAGTCGGAAAAAGATGTCAGATCAACGATGCGTGAGACTGAGGATAGAATTGATGCTGATATGAAATCTTTAGAAAAGGAAATGAAAGAAAAGTTAGAAGAAGCTCTAGACAATCCTTTAAACGACATGCAATAATATTTCATATATGCTAATAACCTGTAGTTATATATAGTACCTTTTTGGTTAAATACAGTTGTAGATAGGGCAAATCTACACTACAAAGGGGGTACAATATGGTAGATCCGGTTACAGCTATAGGGTTGGCAACCACAGCCTTCAATGGAATTAAACAAGCCATTTCAGTAGGCAAAGATATCCAAGACATGGGCTCACAACTGGGCCAATGGTCAAAAGCAATCAGCGACTTAGATTATGCACATAAAAAGGCAGAAAAACCTGCTTGGTTCAAAAAACTTGGCGGTGGTGTTGAAGCTACGGCTATGGAAGTATGGATGCATAAACAAAAAGCAAAAGAAATGCGTGAAGAATTACGCCAATACATTTCTTTATATTATGGACCTAGTGCTTGGGACGAAATAGTCCATATCGAAGCAAAAATGCGTAAAGAGCAAAAAGAGGCTGTTTATGCTGCAGAAGAAAGAAAAGAATTAATACTTGCATGGGTTATAGGTATACTAGCGGTAGCTGTGGGCTTAGGTCTGCTAGGAGTCATACTGTATTTCATAGGAGTTGGCCAAGGACGCTGGTAATGTTAACTTTAGCGTTGTCTGCTGTTACAGCAACACACATTTGGATAGGTGGAGTAAATACTTTGGTTAAAGTATGTAAATATTATTCGGATTATTCTACTAGCCGATATTATTACTTTTATCCTGCAACTAAAATAATTAATTATAGTAGTGATTGCCCTGCTTACATAACAGTAGAGAAAAAATAATGTTTAATTTTTTTAAAAAAGAGGAGACTTATGCACGACCCAAGGAGGAGCTCACTGATAGAATTTCTTCAATCAAGCGGAGAATCGCCATTGCTAAAAGCCGCATTGGAGGGGATAAAGAACCCACTAAAATTACACAGGCACAACCCAAGTCAATGGTGGCGAATTCATCATTCTCGGCATCGACACAACGAAATACTTCAGAGTGGATTGTTGAACAAAAAAAGAAAATAGCTGTTCAACGATTTGAATCCGATGAAAGAGAAAAAAATTTAAATAGCTTACGCGACAAGCTGAGGAAAAAATAATTTAATCATATTGGTTGACAAAACCTTCTAAGGTGTTATAATTAATACTGTCGTTCGAACTAATAGGAGAAAATTATGATTGAAGGCTTTAGGTTGCCAAAGGTAACTTTTCAGACTCGTGTCCGTGATGATAGCTTAGACGGGCCAAATCCTTTTCGTTGGGAGGAAAAAACAACCGACGATTATTTCAAAGGTAAACGTGTAGTTCTTTTCAGTCTACCAGGTGCATTTACACCGACTTGTAGCACATATCAGTTGCCAGGTTTTGAAGAAAATTACAACAAAATTAAAGATTACGGTATTGATGAAGTTTATTGCATGAGTGTAAACGATGCATTTGTTATGAATGCATGGGCTAAAGCTCAATGTATTGAACGTGTAAAAGTAATTCCAGACGGTTCAGGTAACATGACACGTTTTATGGGTATGCTTATCGGTAAAAACCATCTTGGTTTTGGTATGCGTTCATGGCGTTTTATGGCAGTTATTGATAATGGTGTGATCGAAAAGTGGTGGCAGGAACCTGGCATCAACAATGACGGTGAAGACGAAGATCCGTATGTAGAATCAACACCAGAAAACTGCTTAGAGTATTTAGAATTATCTAAACATAAGATGGCTGATATTGTTGGTGTTGCAGTATGACATACACTTCGGAAGAAAATCAAGAGTTAGTAGAAACTATAAAAGGTCCACGATATTATCGTGTATCTATTTGGGGGTATGGCGGCGAAGCAGAATACATGAGTTTAACCAAAGAGCAGTTTGATTTTTGGAATGAACAAATTGAAGAAAATGGTGACGGTGACGCTGTACATTATTGTGTAAACTCAGAAGATGAAGAATTCGAGTTTGATGATATAGACGAACTTGATGAATCTATGATGTTTCTAAATAGTGAAGATGGACCGCATCCTTGGTATGAGTCCCCAACTAGCTTTGCCCATCAATATGGTGTAGACTATAGTAATGCATCGATTACGATAGAAGAAGTAGACGGCGATGACTACAATGCTTCGCATAAAAACTATATCGTTGACGGTGTAGATTTGTCACAGTATTGCGATGAATCAGAAATAGATGTCAATATGGATGTTGATGAAGGTGAAGAATCAGATTATGTATTGCAATTTTGGAGTGCAGAAAAAGGTACCTTTTTTGATGGAGTCATAGAAACAATAGGTGAATTTGATCCAAGTAAGTTGCGTCTTCATACTACTGAATATTTGAACGGTGATGATACTGTCCATAGTTTGGAATATGACGGAGAAGATATTGACAACGTTGGTGGCGATACTAACGGAAAAGGTTATTCAGTTCATGTTTGGAAGAATGTGTAACTTGTTCTATAAATTCACTCAAAAATACAAAGTGTTTGGCGAGCATTGAAAATAGTTCGCCATTCATTGTACCCGAAACCATCTCATAAGATGAAGAACCTATTGATTGATAGTACCGTCTGTTTAACCCTTTTGATTTGCCAAAGTCAGGAAAAACGCCTGTGACAAATAAACAAGTATCGCCTAGTTCTTTTGCATTTAACTTAGAGGATTTATGTAATTCTAAATATGATTCGGCAAATGAGTTCGTAGGAAGGATTTGTACTACTTCAACTTTACTTGCAAGTAGCATAACTAAGTATGCCTCGACTGGTTCCGGTAGTTCAAAACCAGTTGACACTGACGTTTCTTGTACAACGTCTCGAAATGCATCAACATAGACGTCTTTCATATAAGTATTTATAACAGGAGAATATTATGATTACACCTAACAACGGAATGCCATTTGATGTTCACAACACAATGAAAGCAACAATGTATGGTCATCCTAATGTGCAACCTAATAGCGAACATATAAAGCCGCCGATTGACAAACAAGCAACAAGGGTAGTAGAACCTAGTACAAGAGCAAGTGTAAATATTGATCTTGTAAAGAAATACAACGAGCAACAAGACAGAATTGAAAAATCCTTACTAGATATAAGGATTCGCAAATACTTGGACGCACAAGTAGAAAAAAATGATCCTAACATTGATTTGGAGGTTTAGATGGAAGATCAAAATAGATACATATTCAAAGCTGATGATATTTTTACAGATATCCCCGGAGATCCGGATAATATTAATATGAAAATTCCGGAAGAAATTATGGAAGCCCAAGGCTGGAAAGAAGGGGATACTATCAAGGTAGAAATTGGCGACCAAGGAACAATTATAATTACAAAAGTTGACCCAGAAGAAAAGGAGTAAAATTGGCAAAAAACAGCGACTTGTTCGAGCAAGAAGGTGAAATCACAGAAGTCCTACCTAACCAAATGTTCAGAGTAACACTGGAAAACGGACATCAAATAGTTGCATATACCGGCGGCAAAATGCGACAATTCCGCATAAGATTGGTGCAAGGCGACAAAGTACGTGTCGAAATGACGCCATATGACTTAGAAAAAGGTAGAATTATTTTCAGACTTTAAGCTAAGTCACTGATTTAACTACATTTCTTTTTGGTTGACAAATCCGTGCGATCTTGCTATAATGTATGTACATTCATTGATAGGAGTGACAAAAACTATGGTTAGAGTGCGTGGCGGAACAAAGAGTCAGAAAAAGCATATCAAAAGCATGGTTAAATTTTGTGTTAAAAAACTTATGCCTAGACAGCATAACTTAGATATCACAGTTGTGTTGAAAGATCTTACAAAGGCAAATGCATATGGTTTTTGTTTAGCTGATCCAGAAGGTGATGCAACACGGCCCGATCGTCCGAAAGAGTTCGAGCTAGAAATCCATAGCAAAATGAAACTCCGTAAAATTTTAGAAACAGTTGCACATGAAATGGTTCATGTCAAACAGTATGCTAGGGGCGAACTTTATCAAGGCACTATAGTCAACAAACATCGTTGGCAAGGTAAATGGATTGACAAAGATCCTGATTATTGGGATCAGCCTTGGGAAATTGAAGCTCATGGTAGAGAGGCCGGCCTGTTCATTCGTTGGGCAGAAGCTGAAGGTTTAGGACACTACAGTTGGACACACGATGATTGATTTTGCTGGCTATATGATGTTCATTGTTATGATGGTATCAAATATTATGACGTATATAATGATTGATATGTATTTTAATGATGAATTGTAATTTAATGGTTGACATTAGTGTTGAAAGATGCTAAAGTTATAATATTAACTATGAAAGAGGCTGTTATGAAAGGCAAACATTTAATTTTAATAGGCGCAGTTGGTGTGTTTCTTGCAGGTTGCAGTAACACTAAAATGGTTCAGTTAGATCAATTCGAACCGCAAAAAGAAATGGAAGTGCCCAAATTCGCACTAAAAAAACATGATCCAAATGTTGGTGTAGGTTATGCTAAATCTTCTGATTATGGCGAGGCTCTTGCGTATGCACATCACCAAGCAAGCGGAGATATTTGTAAAAAATCTAACATAGAAGTTAGATCAAATACCACAACTACTTCAGCACATAATTCTAAAGGTGCTCAAAGTCAAACTGCTTTAACTGGTAGAAGCATTACCGAATCAAAGTGTAAAACATTAATTGGTGATATCGAACCTGATGAAATTGTTGTGAAACAAGAGAAGAAAAGACTTATGTTTCATGCTTGGGTTTTGATTAAAGCCGATAGTGTAAGTGGCATTGTAGATAACAATTTTACAAATGCTGACCAAGAACTTGCTAACACATTAAAGGTGGACTAATGCATGCCTACGGATATATATTCGCAGTACTCATCTCTTTTGTTCTAGGGGTATCATTAGGCAGAGAAGCTGATGCAGATAAAACTGTTGTTGCTCCTTTGCCTGCAAACTTTTACTCAGAAGAAAACATTGCTAAGAAGTATTGCACAGACAAATGGGGTAATACAATTCAAGCAGTAACGATTAGAAGCGGAAAAACCACCATTACAAAATAGGTTGACATCTACCTTAAAGGTGTTATTATATAAGTGTAGCCAGTAATTCGTTACGCACTACACTAAATGCAAAATTAAAGTAGCAAAGGAAAGAACATGAAAACGAAACCTTACAACCGTCTGGTTGAAATTAATAAGTACCTCTCAAAATTCACTGTATCTTTTGAAATGAAAGACGATGCTATTGACACTCGTACAATGGCAGACAACTATGAGAATGGTATTATTCCACTAGCAGACATTGCAGACGCAATTGACATTGTGCTAGGACCTCAGAAACATCCACAAGAAAAGGATCCTTTTGATCCACGTACAGGTGTAGTCAAATTTGACTATGTTACCTGGGAGCAACTATTTCTTTGGCCGCGATTTCAACGTGACGTTGCGCCAAACCATTTATACAAAATTGAACAGGACTTTGATCCTACCTGTGTAATCGTTCCAACTGCAATTAAGATTGACGGCAAGTATATGCTATGGGACGGACATCATACTGCACAAGCAATGAAGCGACAAAACTATACAAAATTTCCTGTATGGTATATTGACACTGACTTGATTACAGATGAAGAAGTTAGTGCCGCCGGCTTTGATGACAAAGTAGAATATGGTGTGTGGCTTGCAGGCCAGAATATGATTCGTATTAACAGTCGTAACAAACGTAAACTTCATGCATATGATGAGTATATGATCTTGCTCGAAACAAAAGATACACATACTGTTCATATGAACAATATTCTAACATCAGCAGGGTTTTATCCCAAACGTAATGCAAATACTAATAATGCTTTTAGTCAGATCAAAAGTGGACAAGCAATATTTGAAATGGCGGACGACTATGGTGTAAAGGGCAAATATTTCAAAAGAGCATTACAGTTTCACAAACGTACATGGGATCTTGCTCCTGCAGAGTTAGAGGTATGGCGTCCTATGGCGTTGTTGTACAAAGAAGCAGAAGTACAAGGTTTTACTCTTGATGAACAATTTGATATTGAGCTAGGCCAGTTGTTTATTAAACTGTATGGTGATCCTAACACAGTTCAACAAACACTCAAGGATGATTATTACAAAGAACAAGAAGCAAATGGTTTCAGAATGCCTAGAGAGCATGATCAATGGCGTGTATATGATGCAATAATTAATTTGTATAATAAACACATCAAACGTATTCAACTTCCTACTGCACAGTGTCGGTGGTAATATGTCTAAGCTATTGTATCTAATGCGTGATCCGTTTGGTAGTGATGCTAATAAGATTGGAATCACATCATTCCGTAGTGCCAAGGTTAGACTTGGCACATATCAAAATAGTTTTCCAGGTAAAAGTCATCTTGCCACATTTAACCGTGTATGGTACGGTGAAGACAATCCTGTAAAGGAACTTGAGAAGACATTGAAAAATCAGTTTGGTTATGCAATTCAATTTGAAGGACGTGGATTTACAGAATGGGTCTATGAAAAAGAAGAAGTAATCCTAAATCAAATTAATGAAACTATTGCTGGTTATCATTACCATGTTTTTCCGGTTGACACAGACGGCGAAACCGTATATACTATAGATAAATTAATACAAAACTTAGGGGGTAATGATGTCGGCAACAACTAATTATAATCCAATTGGGTGGGCAAATCGTACGGAGGTTCTTCCATTGAAAAAAGTAAAACTTTCCGAAGCACTTGCAGTTGCATTTGCGGCTTACAGAATTAACAAGCAAAAATATATTAAGGACTTGCGTAGATTTGAAGAAACCGATCCGCAGTTTCCTAATAAGGATCTTGTACGTTACTATTTTGTAAAGAAGAATAATGACTCAGAAGCTCAATTTCTTCCTACAGATTTTAAAATGTTTGAACCTACTCAAGAAGATTATGAAAAAGTAGATGAAGCACGTAAATGGATGAAGCGTTATGTCATGTTAGGTCTTGCAGACTTAGATGAATTCAAAAGAGACATGGTTAACGAACTGTCGCAAGAAGAAGTCCCTATCAAAGGCATGGGTCGTATTGCTTATGCTCCTGAGTTTGTTAAACGTGATATGCACGAGAATGGACTTACAAAAGAAATTCGTGTAGAGTACAGAGATAGCCAATATGTTGGCAAACAAAAAGATGACGTAGAAGGTGTTATTAAGATACTTGATAAACGTTATAGTCGTCAGTGGGAAAGTTTTAACTATACCGCAGTTTTAGATGGAAATCTTGTTTCATTTATGAATAAGTACGAATACAACATAGGAGATATGAAACGTATCAAAGCGAAAGTTAAGGCACAAACAAAGAATCGTTTGTTTGAGGCAAATGAAACTAGACTTAACTATGTTAAATTATATAAGGTGTAACAATGGAATTTTTTAATGAAGCTACTTTATGGTTAGCATTTACCTACGCAGTTGGTTCAGCAGTAGGTTGGTATATGGCAAAGAAATCACAAACTGTCGAACTTGCTGAAAATATAATCGACAGTCTAATTAGAGATGGTTATTTAAAAACACGAGGATCGGGCAGAAATCTTGAAGTACTTAAACCTGAAGAGTGGGTAGATGATCAAAATACAAGGTAAACTTGATCGTTCAATATACGTAGCATGTTCGGGCGGAGTTGATTCTATGGCAGTAGTCGACTTCCTAAAAAATAATCACGAAGTTACTTTGTGTTATTTTAATCATGGCACAGAGCATGGGGACAAAGCATTTGAATTTGTAGAACAGTATGCAAGTCAGAATGAGCTAGGACTTTTGTACGGTAAAACAAATAGGGAAAAAGATTCAAAAGAAAGCAAAGAAGAATACTGGCGTAATCAAAGATATGATTTTTTTAAATCTTTAAACGCAGAAATTATTACAGCTCATCATTTAGATGATTGTATCGAAACATGGATTTGGAGTAGTATGCATGGAAATCCAAATATTATTCCGTATCGAAACGGCAATGTAATTCGTCCGTTTCGTCTAAATAAAAAGAAAGATTTAAGGTTATGGGCTTATGTAAATAATGTCCCGCACATAGAAGATGACAGTAACCTAGATACATGTTATATTAGAAATTACATTAGACATAACTTAATGCCACACGTGAAAACAGTTAATCCAGGTATTGATAAGGTAATTAGAAAAAAGGTTTTAAAATATGACACAGATGAAAAACCCGCCAACGTTAATTAATTTTGCAGATGCTCTTGCAGAAGATGATTGGGGATTAATAATAAGTAAAGATGGCGAACTAAAGGGTATGTTTATACCAGAAGGAAAAGATGACGAAGATGTTCCTGATGCTATTGTAGATATTTGTGTTACTGTATTTGGCATTGATCCAACTGAAGAGGTAACCCTGCATTGACACCTTTAGAAATTTTTGAATATAAAAATAAATGGAAGCCCGGTTATACTGTGAGACTGCACAGTGATTTACGCAGTCAAGGAAAAGAGTTTTGCAAAACTCAATTATTTAAACAACAGTGGGACGTATCTGAGTATACTAATGTGTATGAGGATACGTTTTATTTTGAATATAAACAAGATGCATTAAGTTTTGCAGCACAATGGGAAGATAAGTTTATTAACATTTAGGGAAAGGATCAATTTGAAAATGAAAATCATAACCGGCAATGCTAATCCTAAATTAGCACAACAAATTGCAGAACATTGTTTTGCAAGTTTAGTCCCTGCGAAAGTTACTACATTTGCAGATGGCGAAACCAGTGTAGAATTCTTAGAAAATATACGTGGTGAAGATGTTTTTATTGTACAAAGCACAAGTACTCCAGTAAATGACAGTCTAATGGAATTGCTTGTTATGATTGATGCGGCTAGACGAAGCAGTACAAGACGTATAACCGCAGTTATTCCTTACTTTGGATATGCTAGACAAGATCGTAAGAGTGCAAGTCGTACTCCAATTACGGCGAAACTTGTAGCGAATCTATTAGTAACAGCAGGCGCTGATAGAATACTTACAATGGATTTACACGCAGGACAGATACAGGGCTTTTTTGATATTCCTGTGGACGATTTGACAAGTAGAATTGTTTTTGCAAAAGACATTAAACGCACTATTGGAATTATTGACGATCCAGATGTAGAACAAGCAGGAACAGTATTTGTATCTCCTGATGCAGGTGGTGTTGTTCGAGCAAGAAAATTTGCCGATATGTTCAATGGTGATATTGCTATTGTTGATAAACGTAGACCAGAAGCAGGAAAGTCAGAAGTAATGAATCTTATCGGTGACGTTACTAATAAACATGCAATCCTTGTAGATGACATTGTTGATAGTGGCGGAACACTTTGTAATGCAGCAAAAGCAATTATGGATTCAGGTGCTCTAAGTGTAAGAGCTTACATTACACATGGGGTATTAAGCGGAGAAGCATGTCAACGAGTAGAAAAGTCAGTGTTAGACGAATTAGTTGTTACAGATAGTATCATAGATCGTTGTCCTAAAAATTGTAAAAAAACTAGACAAGTATCTGTAGCACCACTTTTAGGTGAAGCTATTCGAAGAGTATCGAATGAAGAAAGTGTAAGTAGTTTATTTGTATGAAAACCTCTGGAAATGATTGGCGTTTAATTGCAGAACTTGCTGACGAATGTGATAAGGTAGACCCTATTGATTGGGGGGAATTAGCAGTAAGTGAAAAAGAGGCCTTTCGACTAATGGCTATGCACGTTGCAGATATGGATGATGATTGCTTGACATTGAAAGCAATTTGTGTTAAACTTATGGTAGAAAATTTTGTTTTGAATCTTAAACTGTTAGGAAAGAAATGATAAAATATGAAAATACATGTGAAGTGACTTGTACAGATAATGGCAAGACAGTTCCAGCAGAAGTAATGAACTTTAGAGCCGAGGACGGCTTAACTATTGTTCTTGCTACTAATAAAATAGTTATGAAATATAACAAACGTCATAATCAATACCAAGGAAGTATGCATGGTATGGAGTTTACATCTCCAGGACCTAAGTATTATGATATACGTCAAGGGAGACAGAGATGAATAGTAAACTAGATGGACCACTTGTGTCAGCATTTGAAGCAGATACTCAAGGAGTCATTAAACAAGAATTTATTACATATCGTGTAAAAGACGGTATGTTGCGTAAAGAAATAACTGTTAGAAAATTCCAGTCAGACGGTAAGGATTGGCATGATTCTAGCAGTGTTGAACCTTTAGCGGAGGTAAAGTAATGCCTTTAATACCTATGGTTGTTGAACAAGAGTCAAGAGGAGAACGCTCTTGGGATATCTATTCAAGATTAATGAAAGATCGTATTGTTATGCTAAACGGTCCAGTCGAAGATATGATGTCTAATGTTATTGTTGCACAAATGTTGTATTTAGAAAGTGAAAATCCTGATAAGGATATTAATCTTTATATCAACTCTCCAGGAGGAGCAGTGACAGCAGGATTAGCAATTTATGATACAATGCAATATATTAAGTGTGATATAAAGACTATTGTAATAGGACAAGCATGTTCAATGGGTAGCTTCCTTGCACAAGCAGGCACACCTGGAAAACGTATTGTGTTACCAGAGTCAAGAACAATGATTCATAGAGTAAGTTCAGGTACACCAGGCACTAGTGGCTCGGTGCATGTGCAAGAATTACAATTTGAAGATGCAAAACGGCACTACGAGGAATCACAAAAAGTAAATAAACGTCTTACTGAACTATATGTAAGACATAATTCAGCAGGCAAAACTTACGAAGAATTGTTTGAAACAATGAAGTTTGATACATTCCTTACTGCCCAAGAAGCAGTAGAGAACGGTTTCGCTGATAAAGTTGTGGAGAAAAGATAATGGCGACAGCAAGACAACGGCAAGATAAAATGAATTATGAAAATAGTCTTTCTATTAACGTACAACCTAAAGACCCTAGCAAACGGCATTTTTATATTTCGTTAATCAAAAGTGCAGTTAGAATGGTAGCAGGTGCCTCAATTATGATCGGAGGTTACTATCTAGGTCCGCAAGATTGGGGGTTGTATATTATGATAGGCGGCGGTCTTTTAATTTTAGCAGAAGTGTTAGGTGTATTGGAGGAACTATAATGGTAGATTTAACAGAAGCAGAAGAACTAGTTGCAGAAATGAAAGGTATACCAACACGAGACGAACTAAAAATATTGTTAGAGCAAAATGTTTTGGTTGTTGATTTTACAAAACTAAACGGAGATAAGCGAGTAATGACATGCACTCTCCGAGAGGATATGAAACCAAAAGCAACAAAGACAGATACAATGAGTCAAAAGAAAGTTCGAGACGTGTCAGAGGCTGTTGTTTCCGTATGGGACGTAAACGCAAAAGGCTGGCGTAGTTTTAGATATGCGAGGGTAAATAGTGTTGACATTGTAGACGACTATAAACAAGAGTGGTACGATGTTGACATCAGGAAAGGTCCACAATAATATTACTTACCATGCGGGTATAGTATAATGGTATTATCGCAGCCTTCCAAGCTGAGGATACGAGTTCGATTCTCGTTACCCGCTCCAAAGTAAAAAGGAAAAAATATTATGTTAACTTTCATAATTGGCGTTATGGCTGGTCTCTTTATCTATGATAACAAAGACTTTCTTGTAACCGCAGATAAGCAAATTAAGGCCGGCTATGAATGGGAATATGTTGGAAAGACATATGTCGATCCAAATACCCCATCTTTACCTGTCCTTGATAGTCAGGATGATGAAGTAATCTACTTTAAACTGACTAAGTAGTTGGTAGCCGGCATAGCTCAGTTGGTAGAGCAACTGATTTGTAATCAGTAGGTCCGCGGTTCGAGTCCGTGTGCCGGCACCAGTTATAGGGAACGTTATGTAAATGAAACAATGTTCTAAGTGTAAACAAATATTATCAGAAGAAAATTTTAGTTGGGGATTAAACTTTGGCATACGTAAACAAAGGCACGAATGCAAAACTTGTGAGCGCCATCTTCATAAAGTAAGGGCTAAACTTCGTAAAGAAATTCCGCCTCCAGACAAAGACTTTTGTTGTCCTATATGTTTAAAAAACGAAGAACAACTTCAGGGAATAGGTGGTAAGAATCGGAGTGTGTGGTGTGTAGACCATGACCATGATACAGATGAATTTAAAGGATGGTTGTGTCATAAATGTAATAGAACATTAGGTGGATTTTACGATGATATTGCAATCTTAAAACGTGCAGTGAAATATGTAGAATCAGTAGAAAGAAAATCTAAATTAAGAATTTAATAGTTGACGAAAATATTAAAAATCAATAATATAATTAGACTTAGGAAGAACAGATGTTTAAATCAGATATAGAATATACTAATCGCTATAAGGACAAGTATAAATGGATTGCAGAAAACGAAAACACATACCGTTTTGAAATGTCAGGTGACAGTATGAACTATTGTAGGTTTGGTGGACGAGAAGGTGTTGAAGGCTTAGACTCTTCAGACTTAGCAATGTTTGATCCAAGTGGTGGACCATTTGTAGGATTAGGAATGGAAATTGATGGCAAGCCCATCACTCGACTATACTCAGGAGAAGACGGTATGTATGCAGAGTGTGTATGAAAATAGGTTGACAAACATAAAAAAAGATAATATAGTATATAAATATTAAAAAGGAATATAAACATGATCAAGCCAGTAACAACTACATTTTGTTGGTGCCCAAAACAAGGGGCGATGTCTTGACTTGACTTTTTAAAACAAGTTATAGTAAAGCCCCTGCAGAAATGTATGGGGCTTTTTTTATGACTAATATGCCGGTGTAGCTCAGGGGTAGAGCGGTGGTCTCCAAAACCATGACAGCGGAGGTTCGATTCCTTCCACCGGTGCCAAATTTATGTGGGTGTGTCCGGAATGGTTACGGAACGGATTGCAAATCCGTGTTATGCTGGTTCGAATCCAGTCACCCACTCCAATAAGTCGTTGATTTTACTAGGAATCATTTTGGTTGACAAGGTGTATATATTTTGCTATAATATATACATTAATTAGGCAAACACACAGAGGCAGAAAATGGCAAATATTTGGTTAATAAGTGATACGCACTTCAACCATGCAGGCATTCTTACGTTTAAGGATTACATTGGTAAACCTGTGAGAGACTTTGCTACGGTTGATGAAATGAATGAATGTATCCTTGACAACTGGGTTGATACCGTTAAGGATGGCGATACCGTTATTCACTGTGGCGATGTCTTGTTTGGTTTAGACAAAGTTGAATGGTTAGAAGCAAACTTTGCTAAGTTACCTGGAAAGAAAAGACTTGTACTAGGTAACCACGATAATGTAAAGTTCCTTGCTCCTTTCTTTAAAGACATTCAACTTTGGATCGAAGCACCAGGTGTCATTTGCACTCACACTCCTTTACATGCTCAAACTCTTGCTGAAGGTAGGTGGCCAGATGATGTAATTAACGTTCACGGACACATTCATACAAATCCTTCCCCTGAAGGTCCTTACAAGTGTGTATGTGTAGAACAAATTGGATACAAGCCAATTAACATCGAGGAGATTGTATAATGCAACTTGCAGATTTTACTCCTAAGTCGTTATTCGATGGAGTTCAAATTGTATTAGAGTTCGGTGAGCAATACAACCTAAGTATTGTTAGTCATGAATTTTCTTATGGTGGTAAGCAAGGCAAGTATGAAATTGCCGTGATTGACGCTAAAGCATGTGAACAAGTCAACTTGCCTGGAATTACAGAAGAACACGATACTGTAAAAGGCTGGTTGACAACTGATGATGTTGATGCTATTATTAAGAAAATGTATTTTTTAACAGGCACAACACCGAGGCAAATATGAAAAAGTCAAAGTTTGAACGATATTTAAAACCTACCATCTTTTCGTCTAAAGGACATTGGATGGTAGGTACTATTTGGCCAGTGGCTGGTAGTAAGGGCAATGAATATTCTGTAGAATTACATGATAAAGGATTTCAGTGTGAATGCACAGGATTTTCTTTTCATGGTTACTGCAAACATTCTAAGGCAGTTTTAAAACAAGTAGAAAGGGCAATGCAATTATGAGAACACAACCACAAGATATTATTAAGCAACTAGAAGAACATAATAGTCGCTTAGACAAAGAAGAAATTCTGTATGAAGCTATGGAACAAGAGCTAGATGAATTTTTTGATGGTGTGCGTATGGCTCTTGATCCACTTGTAACTTTTGGTGTGAAACAAGTTACTGAATTAGATAATGAATGGGCTGGACAAGGCTGTGAATGGTCATTGTTTAAAGAACTTGCAGATAAACTTATCTCAAGAGAGCTTACAGGTCATGCGGCACGAGATGCAATTAATCTTGTTAAAAGTGCATGTACTGTAGAACAATGGAATGGATTTTATAGACGTATTCTTATTAAAGATCTACGTTGTGGTGTCAGTGAAAAAACAGTAAACAAAGTAGCAAAAAAGTTTGATAACAAATATGCTATTCCTGTGTTTACTTGTCCACTAGCACATGACAGTGCAAACCATGAAAAGAAAATGGTAGGCAAGAAACAAATTGAAATTAAGTTAGACGGTGTAAGAGTTATTACAATTATTCGTGGCAACAAAGTAGAAATGTTTAGCCGTAACGGAAAACAGTTTCATAACTTTGGACATATAATTGCAGAGATTGAAGAAGTTCTAAAAGAAAATCCTGCTCCTTATGATCTTGTACTAGATGGTGAAGTTATGAGTGCCAACTTCCAAGACCTAATGAAGCAAGTGCATCGTAAAGATGGTAAGCAATCAGATGATGCAGTACTGCATTTGTTTGATATGTGTCCACTTACTGACTTCCAAAAAGGTATTTGGGATAAAACACAATCCTTTAGAAGTCAAGCGGTTAAGGCTTGGGTAGAGCAACATACAAGCGTTTTAAAGCACGTACAAGCACTTGATTGGGAAATGGTAGACTTAGACACTCAGTCCGGACAAGAACGCTTTGTAGAGCTTAATAAAGCGGCTGTAGACGGTGGATATGAAGGTGTTATGATCAAGGATGTAGATGCACCTTATGAATGTAAGCGAACACACAGTTGGCTAAAAGCAAAACCTTTTATTGAAGTTACATTGGAGGTGGTCGAAATTGAAGAAGGTACTGGTCGCAACGAAGGGCGCCTTGGAGCGTTTGTTTGCAAGGGAGTCGACGACGGCAGATCTATTACTGTTAATGTCGGTAGTGGTTTCACTGATGCTAATCGTGATGATTACTGGAGTGGTCGTGACAGCATTATTGGAAATTTAGTAGAGGTAAGAGCAGATGCTATTACACAAAATCAAGACGGCACTTATTCGCTTAGGTTTCCTCGATTCAAAACCTTCCGCGGATTTGACGTACACGAAAAGATATAAACACGAAAGCCCAAGAACTATTTGGCATTTAGAGAAAGAAGGCTGATGAAAAGACTGATGTATTTTATAAAATGGAATTTTACTGATATGGAACCTTACACCATAAGAATATATGCTTATGTTGCGTTAGGTGTCATTGCAGAAATCATTGTAAGTGGAGGTTTAATTATTGCTCCTGTGCTACTTTTTATCGACATGACTGTTGATTTAATTAGGCGAAGATACAATGAATTCAAAAAAGAGCAAAATAATATCCTTGATGCTCTCAAAGAAAAATAGGAGTTAACTTTAACATGGAGTAAAACAATGTACTGGTTAGTAATAGTTTTATCAATCGCAGGGATGCCAGATTTGACCATCGAAACTAAAATGGGTAGTAAACTACATTGTAGTTTGGCTCAGCAAAAGTTTGAAGAAGGCAATCCTCCTACTGTTTTTGTACAGAATGAAAAAATACCGGCTAATTTAACTTTCATTAAATGTCTTAAAAAAGAAAATTAATAATGTCACGTATAACTAAGATGCTCACCCGTTTGGCTATCGAGTCAGACGGAGTTGCAAACGGCCGTGTTCGAATGGCCGCCGGTATTGTTTACAAGAAGCATCTTATATCATCGGGTGTGAACAGTTATAAATCGCATCCGATGATGTCGGAAGATAATGGTTATCGTAATGGACAGATTTATATGCATGCCGAAGTAGCGGCGATAAGAAATGCTTTACGGTTAATTACTCCTCAACAACTTTCAAAGTGTTCAATATACATTGTAAGGGTAAAAAGACCTCATATAAATTCAAAAAAATGGATACACGGCCTAGCAAAACCTTGTCCTGGGTGTGCTAGTTTGATTGCTAGTTTTGGCATCGAAAATGTGTTTTGGACCGAAGATGAGTCTAAAATACTTGACTTTTAATAAATTCGCATATATACTTATTGAAAACTGTATAGGAGATTCATATGGCATTGCCTAAAGTTAAGAAGAAAAAACCTAGAGCGGCACCCCGGACTAGACGTGGCGATAAATTACAGGCACCTAGTTGGGAAGGTTGGGAAGAATGGACTGGACAAAGTTTCCACAGGCATAAACAACAAAGTAGAGATTTTTATTATTACAACTATAAACCTGCAGATCTTTTCCCTCACACATGGAAATGGATGACAGCAAATGGATATACTAAAGAACAAATAAAAAATGCAAAAGCCGCTCCTAGCTATGTATTAAGCATAACTGCCGCAATCACTGCAAAACAATTACTTGACGGCATGCCAGATTTTAATCAGAAAGAAGATGATTATTGGCAAACACTTGCAGGCACGGCAGGAAATATCCAACCTGCAACAAGTTTTCTAAAGCATAGGATTGAAGAGTGTATTGAAAAGGGCTCTAAGATTGTAAAAGAAAAGAAAACTGAGGAAAAAGAAAAAGCAAATGTTTATGTTCCTTCTATTCAAGAACGTATTAGAGAGCAGACATATAAAATGTGTGAAGACATAGACGAGTGGTTAGAAGATTGGACAGAAAATGTAGATAAATTCGATCCAAAGGGTTTTGACTTTAAACAACATTTTCAAAAGGTTGGTACAACGCAGGCTCATGCACGTAAGATGAAACAAATGTATGAGAACACACTAGACGACTTTAATGACCTCGAAAGATTTCCAACAGCAGGTCAATTGAAAAAGATGGATGAACTAGAGGCCGATCTTTGGCAACAACTCAAGGAAGGATATAGTCATGTTAAAAAAGGCGATATCAAAAAATTACGTACAGCAATGGACGGATTAAACACTGCACTAGATTTTATTATTGATCAAGCAAAGGCTAACAGAAAACCAAGAAAGAGTAAACCTAAGAGTGCAGAAAAACTTGTTGAAAAGTTAAAATTTGCAAAAGTAAATGATAAATTCCAATTAGCATCAATCAATCCAGTTGATATTGTAGGTGCAAATGAGCTTTGGGTATTCAATTGTAAGACACGTAAACTAGGCAAATATGTTGCAAGTAATATAGATCCTACAGGAATGCAAAGAGGAAATTCAGGTTTGCAAGTTAAAGGTACAACTATACTAGGATTTGACGAAAAACTAAGTGTACAAAAAACATTGCGAAAGCCTGACGTACAATTAAAAGAATTTAAAGGTGCTGGTAAGGTTGCACTACGTAAATTCTTAGATGATATTGCTACTACAGATACTAAATTAAATGGTAGGTGTAATCTAGATACAATACTTCTAAAGGTATCCTGATAAATACATACGTAGACAGGAAATGCCAATGACAGAAATACGTACAGGGCTTAATGCTCTAGCAGATGCAATAGATGAACTAAAACAGCCAAAACCAACTCCTGAAATAGGAGAAAGGGCTCTTAGCGGCAATGTAATACACGGTGGGTTAATCACACACTTCTCAAGTGTAGGTATCAGAGACAAAGCAACTAATGAAGTTGTTCGTGTTGCTGATGATGGATTACATGTTGAGGCTATTCATCTGTCTAAAATAGAAGGTACAGTTGATGTTAACGGAAATTTAAATGTTAACGGAGAAATACGTGCATCGAAAATACACGTAGACGAAGTGGTTGCTGATGTAAGAAATGAAAGATCTGATCCTTTAAGTTTTATAGGCAAAGAAAATAACACTGCATTTGGCAAAGGATTATTATGGCCGGCAAAGGACGGAACGAAACAGTTTATATTGCAAGAACGTCCAGATAGATTTTTTAGCTCAGAAAGTATAGAACTCAGAGCACATAAAATTTATATGATTAACGGTCAAAACGTTCTTTCAAGAGAAGCACTAGGAACGTCAGTTACAAAAAGTAACCTACAAGAATTAGGTGCGTTAAAAGAATTAAATGTTAATGGCAAAATAAATGTAAACAATTATTTGTTTTACGATAGTACAAATGATAGATTAGGCTTTGGTATTGATACTCCAAATGGTGCTTTCAGTATGGGAAGTTTTGATCACGAATTTGTAATTGACGAAAACGAATATGGTTTCAAATTAGGCACATACACAAGTGCCGACTTTAGTATAATATCTGATGATACAAACAGACTAACTGTATCAGCTAATGGTAATATCGTTGTACACAAAAAATTAGTTGTGTCAGAAGGTGTTAGTATTGGCGTTAAAAATCCAGGAAGCGATGTTGATTTAACTGTGGCTGGGTCTGTTAGACTTGAAGGTAAAAAATTCGAAGTTAGTGACACAGTACCCGGGACAGGTAATTATAAAAAAGGTGACATTGTATGGCATGCAAACCCTACAGCTTATGTAGGATGGATTTGTATGAAAAGTGGAAGCCCCGGTGAATGGAAGAAATTTGGTAAAATAGTATCATAATTTTTTTGCTTGCTGAGGGGTTAAATGAATTACAAAACGAAGTTAGAAATTCAAAGATGGTTGAACGCTGCGACTATTGCGGCATTCACCGGCCTTGCGTTATTTGTATCTGCGTACTGGATTGGTACAGACACGTGGATTCAGTGTGTTGCAATTTTAATTACTACAACTGCAATAGTAACAGGAGTTCTTTGGTGGTATTGGGCTATTAAACAAATAGCAAATTTTAGTAAGTATATGTCTGGCATTGGCGACAGTGTAAAAGAACTCAAAGACGATCTGAAAGATATACGAAAAGATATGTAACATGTTTGTGATTGGTAATGGTGAAAGTCGTTTACGCATAGATTTACACAAACTAAAATCTGAAACAATCGGGTGTAATGCTATTATAAGAGACTTTATAGTAGGTAGACTTGTCTGTGTTGACAGGCGAATGGTGCAAGAAGCAATATCAAGAGAATATAGCAATGCAATTTATACAAGAGCAGATTGGGCACCGCAATTTGTATGTCATGATAATGTGCTAAAAGTTCCTAGTTTACCTTATGAAGGTACTGAAAGATGGGATGAACCTTTTCAATGGGGTAGCGGTCCATATGCTGTGTTGTTAGGTGCAAAATACTGTAAGGGAACTTGTAATCTAATCGGCTTTGATTTACATAGCCAAACAAAAACTGTTAATAATGTATACAAAGGAACTAAAAACTATGATCCTGCAGACAAAAGACCTGTAGATCCTAGATACTGGGTACATCAAATAGGTAAAGTGTTTGAACACTTTCCTAAAATACAATTCACAATCTATCAAGAACCTCACTGGGAATTACCACAAGCATGGAAATATCCTAATGTAATGGTTGACAATATAAGTAATATAAACTATAATATATAGTATGAATATAACAGGCCTTGGCGTCAACCCTTCTAACTCTGCCGCCGCATATTTAACAGGAGAAATATATGGCAAGACACCTTAGTACTAAACATTACGGACACAACATTGGTTTATCAGCAGTGTTCCGTCAACCTAATGCAGATCATTCACACTGCCATCTGCTACATGGTTACAGTCTAGCATTTACATTTACATTTGGATGTGAGCATCTAGACAATAAAAACTGGGCAGTCGACTTTGGAGGATTAAAACCTTTGAAGGCTTGGCTTGAAGATAATTTTGATCACAAATTAGTTGTAGATTCTGCAGATCCAATGCTAGACGATTTACTAGAACTAGAAGAAAAAGGTCTTGCAGAGATTAAAGTATTTGACGGTGTAGGTGCAGAGAAGTTTGCAGAACATGCATTTAACTTTGCAGACAACCTAATACGTGAAGCAACAGATAATCGTTGTTATTGCGTCAAAGTAGAGTGTGCAGAACACGGAGCGAATTCAGCGATTTACGAGGCTTGATTGAATACTATACTTTGCCTAAAGCACGGTACAAAGTACAGTGCTGATTACGTAAACATTTTATACAATATGGTTAAAAGGCATTGCACAGTGCCTTTTAAGTTTGCATGTCTAACTGAAGACCCTACAGATATACATCAAGATATTCAAATTATTCCTCTTCCTAACAACTTAAGAGGTTGGTGGTGTAAGCCTTATATGTTTAGTAAACAAGCAGGCTTACAAGGAACTATATTATATATGGATTTAGACGTTGTCATTGCAGATAACATAGATAAATTATGGACTTATGAAACAAAAAATTGGTGTGTAATTAGGGACTTTACAAGATCTCAAAGACCAGACTGGCAAAAATATAATAGTTCCATAATTAGATTTAGGCCAGAGCAAATGTATTTTATTTGGGAAGAATTTGCAAGAGATGCAAACAAGATACAAAGAACGTATTGGGGAGATCAAGATTATTTGTATGTTGTAACAAAAAACAATCCTGCAAAATTATGGCCTGATAGTTGGATACAAAGTTGGAAATGGGAAATTCGAAAAGACAAAACTTTAGCAAGGGGCAATAGAGGAGATAGAAAACTTGTCAACGTAGAAGATGTTGAGCCGCCCGAACATTGTTGTGTAACTGTTTTTCACGGTGATCCTAATCCACACAACTGTGACGATCCTTGGGTAAAGGCAAATTGGAAATGATGTATAGAATAAGAGAATTTATTTGGTGGTACAAACACTTGACTTCTAAAGGAAATGGTTATATAATAAGTATTGATTATGCATTATATAACAGTAAGTATTATGACAGAAACGGCAACTATAGATAATGGATTTAAAATTTACTACAGCAGGTGACTTTTTGAAAACACAACAAAAACGTATTGGTTTTGCATGTAAGTACATGCACCCAGATCAAACACAAAAAAAGAAACTACTAGAGGAAGTGCAGAGACCGCTAAATACTCGTAGCACAACAGTACAATGGCTTAATAGGCAGACACGTGATGTTGCAGAAGAACGCTTGTGGGACATTATGGTCCATAACATTGCGTCATACAAAAGGTTGATCGAGTATGTGGGAAGTCTTCCACCAGAACTTAGAATGGTCAGATTGGGTAGCGATGTGCTTCCTGTTTATACCGAGCCTACTTGGTGTTATTTCTGGCGCTTACCTGACGTGGTTAGCTACTGTGAAAGAGAGTTCGCAAAAGTTGGTGAAACGGCAAGATCCCTCGATGTCCGATTATCGATGCACCCAGGCCAATTTACTGTACTTGCAAGCGACAACCCCGAAATTGTCGAAAGGAGCATAGATGAATTTGAATACCATATCAATGTTGCGAGGTGGATGGGCTACGGTAAAAATTGGCAAGACTTCAAGTGTAACGTCCACATCTCAGGCAGACAAGGTCCAGCCGGTATCATCAACGTCCTTCCAAGATTGTCTACAGAAGCACGAAACTGTATTACTATTGAAAACGACGAAAACAAATGGGGTATCGACTCTAGCTTAGAACTAGCCGATCATGTTGCACTTGTGCTAGATATACACCATCACTGGTGTAATAGTGGAGGAGAATACATTGAACCTACTGATGACCGTTTTACCCGCATTATTGACAGCTGGCGTGGTGTACGCCCTGTTATACACTATTCGGTGTCAAGGGAAGAGCATATCGGACACTTACCACGAGATGTTCGACCCAATTTCGAAACGTTGCTTGAGCAGGGATACAAAAAAGCCAAACTAAGAGCACATTCAGACTTTATGTGGAATGATGCTGTTAATGACTGGGCATTAGAGTTTCTACCTTATGCAGACATTATGGTAGAGTCCAAGGCAAAAAATCTGGCAAGCATTGCATTATATAAATATTATAAAGGAAAAGATAATGAGCTACCTGAGTACAATGTATGGCAAGAAGCAGCCAGAAAAGCACAAGAACACATCTGTCTCTGATAAAAATCCTAACAGAGTAACTGGCGGACTTAGAGCACAAGGTGTCGATAAGTTTGTAATGATGGCAGAAGATGGATCTCAACAAGAAATCCCCACAGTAGAATATGTACGCTCATTAGAAGAGCAGTCAAGAAAACAGCGAGCAGCTATAAACGTTCTTGAACGTAAGCTAACTCGCTGTGAAACTGCAATAGAACAGTTAAAAAATCTTAGGACTTTTTAGAAAGAGCTAAAACTTCTTTAACTAGATCTGCTTTCTTTTTACGTTTGTCAATATCAACGCCATAATTCGCTTTTGCTAAATCTTCTAAGCCTTGCTTAGTTAATTTTGACAAACTCGCCTTAGTAACTTTGACTGTACTTGCGTCAACTTTTACCACTTTTTCAACTTTTGGCGTGGAAGGAGCCGGCTGAAGTTCTTCAACTAACTTATCGACTTCCGTAAAACCAAGTAAGTTTTTAAGCCATTTAAACATAATTTTCCTCCTTAAGGAGTATATACTTATATAAATAATAATATTATTTTAATAGAAATGAAATAATAGGAGATACTATGATAAAAAAATGGATTAATCAAAGACTTAACGAACGCACATCATGGGACGGCGCAGTTTTAATTGCGGCAGGTATAGCTTTTTTAATTTTTAAACCTATAGCGGCTATTGTTGCATACGGTGCTATTGCATACGGTGCGTGGACTATTTGGAAAAGAGAAGATTAAAGTTTTCCAATAGGTAGATCTGAACTAGCACTCATATTCCAAACCTGCTTACGTTCAACACCTTTTTTCTGTGCAAAAACTTTTGCATCACAACTATTACATACATGAAAATAGTTGTTGTTTAACCGCTTTGGATTCATACTTCCTCTCGGACGTTCGAATTCGATATTACAACTATCACATCTAAATACACAAATAGTTAATTCACGCTTGTAGGGGTGTTCCTTGCCGGTTTTACTTTTACGACTGTGCCGTGTTTGCTTTTTATATTCATTCAAATACATAACTATATTTACATTAAGATTATAAAATCATACGATAAATAACTATAAGAAAGGATGAAAATGACCATTTGTACGCTAACCGACTCCGCAAAACAACAAATTGACAATATTTGTAACGAACATGAAGTATATGCTGTTACTTTAAACGTAAAAGGCGGTGGTTGTGCAGGTTTTGAATATGAATGGGGTACCTACGCTACTCCAGACGAACTTCAAGAAGATGACGAAGTGTTTAAAACTGATACAAACCGTACATTTGTTATTGGTAAGCATAGTTTAATGTTTTTATTTGGTACAATAATAGACTATAAAAAAGACATAATGCAATCAATGTTTGAAATTAGTAATCCTAACGCACAATCGTCATGTGGTTGTGGAGTAAGTGTAAACTTTGATATGGATAGATTAGCAGATCCAGCAATTTAACGGAGCATATTTAGATGGCAAAACAAGATATTGATATTGGTGTAGAGGGTAATGACGGCACCGGCGATAGTATTAGAGAATCGTTTCGTAAAGTAAACGAAAACTTTAATGAACTATATGCTGTATTTGGTGCAGGAGGACAAATTAGTTTTACAAACTTAGGAGACACTCCAAATTCACTATTACCTAGAAATTTATTATTAGTAAATGATGCGGCAACGGCACTTGATTTTGTTGAATTTGGTAGTGATAGCCAAATAGATCCGTTACTTACAGATAGTGTTACTATATCATATGATCAAGCAGGAAAAATAATTTTAAGGACAGCCTTTAGACAACTTTCACAGGATGGAACTCCTACTTTAGGCGGACCTTTAAACGCAGATGGATTTGCTATTGCTAATGTTGCAGTATCGGAAGCGGCGGCAATAGATT